GAACCAGTTCCGCGTTTCCCAGGCTTCCTGAACCCGGCCAACGGCCTTGCTCAGGAGGAACACGATAACGGCCATTGCGACCGTCAGGAGTGTTCCGGGAAGCCAACCCTTGGCCCAGAAGCCAAGCGTGGCGGTGACGACCGACAAGCCGACAAAAGCGATGCAGGCTTGGCTTTCAAAGGGACGTTCGTCTGTGAATTTATTCACGGTATTTCCTTTCGAATGAAGGCCGAGGGGTTATTCCAAGGCCGAATGTCAAACATCGCAGTGGTAGGAAATTGCCACCTGATTGCCACCAAAGCAAGCCACCTGCTTGCCACCGTAAATCACAATTGCGTGATTGCCACCATATTGCCACCACCTGAAACGGGTGTTAAGGTCTTCCAAACTGATTGGAGGACCGCATGGCAAAGGCAAAAAGCAGGGCAGGCGACCGGCACGCAGGGACCGCAAAGACGATGCGGTTCACGGATGCTGAGCTGAAGGTTTTGGAAGCGATCAAGGCAAAGGCTGGCGGCACCTATGCCGAGGCCATCGCCATCGCTGGCCTAGCCTACCTAGGGCAAAACGACATTACGCAGGCTGAGGTGATCCGTTGGATCAAGGAACACTCAAAGTGAGCTGCCTGCTGGACGATTGCGATTGCATGGTTTTCAGGGCCGGCCTTTGCTGGGAGCATTGGGAGCTGGCTTGGGAAGATGACTTGTTGCCGTTGCCTCGGGCTCGCCAACTGTCTGGGCCGCAAGCTGCAAAGCGCGAGCCCAAGGTCACTGTGCAACAGCAGTGGGAGGCAATCCGGAAGGGCCGGGTGTTTGTTTACGTGCTGACCGACGGGGAAAAGCAGAAGATTGGTTACAGCCAAAATCCTGGCTTGAGGGTTTCCGCGATCACAGCAGAATTGGGCAGGCCGGTTGAGCTGGTCTATTTGCAGCCAGCCAAATATTCCCGCCTTTCTGAGCGGGCCGCACATTTCCTGCTTAGGCACAACCGGATCACAGGCGAATGGTTTCACTGCACGCAAGCCGAAGCTATCGCGGCAGTCGTGTCAGCCGTCACGGACCATTACCCAGACGGAATGGGCAAGTGGACGCTGCCTAAGCGGCGCCGCAAGTTTATTCACGACTGGAACTGGGATCAGCCCATGGGAACCGCATAATGGCCTATCCCAACCCGATCATCCGATACCGAGAGAACAATCGCGAAGTCTTGCGCGGCGTCACGAAAGACCATCGCGTCGGGAGGTTTGTCTTGCAGCAACGCGAGAACGAGACAGGGAAAGCTGTGCTAGACTTTACCGACGTGTTGAACGGCGCAACGATTACTGCCGCTGTCACTGACAGCAACATCGACGGCTCTGTGGCTGTTTCATCCGGCCAGGTCACGCTGACCACAACCGGCCTCGGCATGGGATACGGCGACACGGACGTGACCGTGACGTTCAGCGACGGCCGCGTGCGCATCGAGAAGCTGCGCTATGTCGAAGTGAACGGGAACTGGCGCAGCGATTACGGTTGGACGTACGCGTCGTGAAGTCAAAAACTGTAACGTCAACGCGCGCGAAATGGCCTAGCGACACTCCTGAGCGCCGTTCGGTCGCAAGCCTCATTCCATACGCCCGCAACGCTAGAACGCACTCAGACGCACAGGTGGCCCAGATAGCGGCCAGCATCCGCGAATGGGGATGGACCAACCCCGTGCTGATCGATGAGGCCGGGACCATCATCGCCGGCCATGGCCGCGTCATGGCGGCGCAGAAGCTCAAGATTGCCGACGTGCCCTGCATCGTGGCGTCCGGTTGGACCGACGCGCAAAAGCGGGCCTATGTCCTTGCGGATAACCAGCTCGCGCAGAATGCCGGCTGGGACATGGACTTGCTGTCGATGGAAGTCGCGGACCTTGTGTCGATGGATTTCGATGTGTCGCTGATCGGCCTTTCGGACATGGCGTTCGATGCAACGCCGCTGGATGAGTATCCGGCATTGCCTGACGGCGATAAGGGCGAGTTTCAGCAGATGACCTTCACGCTGCACAACCAGCAGGCCGAACAAGTGAAAGCGGCAATCGAAGTTGCCAAGGGAATGGGGACATTTTTAAGCAACAATGAAAACAGCAACGGCAACGCTTTAGCCCGAGTTGCAGAAACCTTCCTGACCCAGCATGGCTAGCGCAAAGGACATCGTCGTAAAGCCGATTGCTGCCGCCGATGCGCGGCGTGTCGTCCAGTCGGTTCACTATTCGGGCAAGACGGTCAACAACAGCCAGCTTCACCTTGGGGTGTTCCTGAATGGCCGCCTTGAAGGCGCCATGCAATTTGGTCCGTCGCTGGATAAGCGGAAGATGGTCGGCTTAGTTTCGGGCACGCCGTGGAATGGCTTTCTTGAGCTCAATCGGATGGCGTTCTCCGAAGCGCTGCCGAGGAACAGCGAAAGTCGGGCCATAGGTGTGGCGATGAGGCTGGTCCGCAAGCTTTACCCTCATATCCAATGGGTCGTTTCTTTTGCGGACGGCGCCCAATGCGGCGACGGGACGATCTATCGGGCATCAGGCTTCGTGCTGACTGGAATTAAGCCCAACAATCAGGTTTGGAAGGCCCCCACGGGCGAAGTGGTGTCGCGCACGACCATGACGAAGGGCGGCCACAACAATGCGACGGGCGCCGCTTCTATGAAGGTCTACGCTGCGCAGGGGTTCAAGCCGATTGCGGGCTTTCAACTTCGCTACATGTATTTCATCGACCCAGCCGCCCGCGACCGCCTAACCGTTCCCGTTATCCCGTTCGAAAAGATCGCGGAAATGGGCGCGGGTATGTATCGCGGCAAAGCGCGTCCGAAGCAGGCCACCGATGGGCACCCCCCAGCGAGCGGCGGTGCGACACCGACCCGGACGCTCCAAAATTCGAGGAAGTCCCATGTCCCGGCCTAAGAAGGGGCAAGAGCACCCGCGCGAGGAACTGCGCAACCAGATCAAGCTGATGGCGGCGATTGGCATCCCGCACGCTCAGATGGCTGGCGTCCTCAAGATGAGCGCCGAGACGCTGCACCGTTGCTACAAGGATGACCTGGAATATGGCGCGTCATCCGCAAACACGGTTGTGGGCGGGAAGATTTTCGAGGCTGCAAAGCGCGGTGAAAGCTGGGCCTGCACGTTGTGGGCTGCGCGCCGCATGGGCTGGAGAGAAACCACTGAACACGTTGTCAGAAACCTGAATGACCCAGCAGAGCTTGAAGACGCCCAACTCGCCTATATCGCCAGCAATGGCGGCGCAGGAACTGCTGAACCGGCGTCACGCGCGAAGGGGTCTGATCCCGTTCACTAGCTACACGAACCACGCTTACGAACCCGCCCCGCCACATTCGGAGATAGCCGAGAAGCTGGAAGCGGTTGAGCGGGGCGAGATTGACCGCCTGATGATCTTCATGCCGCCAAGGCACGGCAAGTCCGAACTGGCATCGAGGCGCTTTCCCGCCTGGTACATGGGCCGGAACCCTGACAAGCAGATCATTGCTGCAAGCTACAACAGCGACCTTGCCTCAGACTTCGGGCGCGAGGTTCGCAACATCATCCGGACCAACGAGTTCAGCCGCCTGTTCAATGTGAAGCTGGCGGAGGATAGCCGCGCGGCCGGCAGGTGGAACACGGACGCGGGCGGGGCTTACGTTGCGGCTGGTGTCGGAACGGCCGTCACTGGTCGCGGCGCTCACATCCTGTTGATCGACGATCCCGTGAAGGACCGCGAGGAAGCCGAGAGCGAGCTGCGGCGCGAGACGATCTGGAACTGGTACACATCGACCGCTTACACCCGCCTGATGCCGGGCGGGGCTGTCATCCTGATCCAGACGCGCTGGCATGAGGACGACCTAGGCGGGCGCTTGCTGGAAGCCGAGAACAACGGCGGCGACAAGTGGGTCAAGGTCAACCTGCCTGCGATCAAGGATGGCCAGGCGCTCTGGCCTGAACGCTACAACGTCGATGCCCTGAAGCGCATCAAGGCTGCAATCGGCCCCCGAGACTTCGAAGCGCTCTACCAGCAGAACCCGACGCCTGATGACGGCACGTTCTTCCTGCGTGACTGGTTCAAGCGCCACGACGACGCGCCGGCCAAGGGACACATCTACATCACGAGCGACTATGCCGTGACCGAGGATGGCGGGGATTGGACCGCGCATCTGGTCTGGAACTATCACGAGGACACGCTGACGCTGATTGATGGCTGGACCGGCCAGACCTCGGCGGATGTGTGGATTGAGGAGCTTTTGCGGCTGGTCAAGCAACACAAGCCGCTCTGCTACTTCGGAGAGGCTGGCGTGATCGTCAAAGCAATCAAGCCGATGCTGACCCGGCGCATGAACGAGCTGCGCGTGTTCGCACGCACTGAATGGATACCGTCCATCTCGGACAAGCCGACCAGAGCCCGAGCGTTTCAGGCTCGCGCTGCGATGGGCAAGGTAAGCCTGCCGAAGACGGATCTGGGCGAGAAGGTCTTGAACCAGCTTCTCAGCTTCCCGGCCGGCAAGCACGACGACCTAGTCGATACCTGCGCCTTGATGGGCATGGTGATCGACATGGCGCATCCAGGCTTCACGCCTGCCGCGCCCGAACCCTTGACGCGACCACGCGACTACAGGCCCCCACCAAAGGCGGACAATTGGCGAGTATTGTAAGTTTGTCGCCCAAGCCCGACACGGGCGAGGACGGCGCCGAGCGCATTCGGAAGATGGTGCGCGAGTATCTCGATACGATGGAAGAGGCCCGCGACCGTGCTGCGCTTTCGCGCGACTATTACGATGGCAAGCAGTGGACCAAAGAAGAGATCGCGACCCTCAAGCAGCGCGGCCAGCCGCCTATCGTGTTCAACCGCATCAAGCGCAAGGTGGACAGCATTCTCGGCGTCGAGCGCAACAGGCGCACCGATCCGAAGGCTTACCCGCGCACGCCACGCGACGAGCAGTCAGCCGACATCGTGACGCAGGCGCTGCGCTTCGTGAGCGACCAGACGCGGCTGAACAACATATTCTCTGGCGCTTTCGAGTGCGGGATGATCGAAGGCGCTGGTGCGGCCGAAGTCATCATGGACGGGCCGGAAGACATTCGCGTCAACCTGATCCCGTGGGATGAGTTCATCTTTGATCCGAGAAGCAGCCGCCACGACTTCTCGGATGCGCGCTATCTCGGCGTGCTGAAATGGATGGACGCTGACGACGCAATCGCGCTCTACCCCGACAAGGGTAAGGAGATCGAAGCAGGCATCACGGGCAGTGAGAAAGCCTTCGTTGCTGACCAGTCCGTAGACGACAAGCCGTCTTCCGGGACGTGGATCGACCGCAAGCGCCGGCGCGTCCAGGTCTGCCAATTGTATTACAAGCAGGGCGCGGAGCATAACTACGCGGTGGTTGTCGGCTCCACGCTCGTCATGGATGGGCCAAGCTATTACCGGGACGAGAAGGGCAAGACCGTCTGCCCAATCGAGGCGTTCAGCGCCTACGTGGACCGCGAGAATTGCCGTTATGGCGTTGTTCACGACATGCGCGGGCCGCAGGACGAGATCAACCATCGCCGGTCCAAGGCCGTTCATTTCCTGCACTCCCGCCGCGTCATGGCGCAACAGGGCGCCGTTGCCGATGTAGGGCAGGCCAAGCGCGAGATTGCGCGGCCTGATGGCTGGGTCGAGGTTGTAGACCCGCAAGCCGTGCAGGTTCTCGACACGGCGCAGGAAACGACCGGCAACCTGAACATGCTTCAGGAAGCGAAGACCGAGATCGACCTGCTTGGCCCCAACAATGCGCTTCAGGGCAAGGGGACCGAGGGCGAAAGCGGCCGCGCCATCATCGCCCAGCAGCAGGCGGGCTTGGCCGAGCTCGCGCCGCTCTATGACCGGTTCAACGATTTCAAGCTTCGCGTCTATCGGGCGACATGGGCGAGGATCAAGCAGTTCTGGAAGGCCCCGAAGTGGGTGCGGATCACCGACGACGAGCAGGCCACGCAATTCATCGGGCTGAACCAGGTGCAAGTTGATCCGATGACGGGCCAGCCGATGGTTCAGAACGCCGTGGCGCAGATGGACGTGGACGTCATCCTCGAGACTGGCCCCGACACGGTCACGTTGCAGTCCGAGGAGTTCGAGCAACTGGCGCAGATCATGCCGCAACTGGCCACGCTCCCGCCGCCTTACGCGCTGGCGCTGATCGAAGCGAGCAGCCTGCCGGCGCAGCGCAAGAAGAAGATGCAGGAGCTTCTGAGCGGCCAAGGCCAGCAGCAGGACCCCGAGGCGATGGCGATGCAGAAGCGCGCTGCCGAGGCGGAGATTGCGGGCAAGGAAGCTGAAGTCGAGTACAAGCGTTCGCAGGCTGCGGCGACGATGTCGAAAGCGCAGCTTGATAGCCAGTTGGCCCCGCTTCAGCTTGAGATGGAACGCCAGAAGCTTGGCTCCGAGGCTGAGACCCGCGCGCTTGAGCGTGAACGGATGATGCTGGAGCGGGAAAGCGCAGATCAGGAGCGGACGTTCAAGGCGCAGGAAATGTACACGCGCTCGCAGGAAAGCGAACAGCGCCTTGCCTTTGATCGTGAGCGGGCAACGTCTGAGGACAATTTCCGGTCACAAGAAGCAATGGCGCGGGCCAAGCCCGAACCCGATCCGGCACTTGCGGAGATGGACGAGATGAACCGACAGGCAGTCGAACAACTGACGGCGCTGGATGAGAAGATCGGGCAGCTCACGGAAGGCATCGTTGCCGTGGTTCAAGGCCAAGCGCGGCTTGAGCAGGCGCTGTCTGCCGAGAAGGAATTGGTTCGCGATCCCAAGACCGGCAAGGCGCTGGGCGTGCGGATCAAGAAGGGGAATAGCTGATGGCTGCGGGCGCGTGGACAGTCTTCAACATCGCCAAGACAAAGCTGGCGAATGGCCTCTTCGATCTGGACAGCAACACGTTCAAGATGGCGATATGCACTAACGTGCAGGCATTGGCTGCGACGTTCGCCGGCACATCGACCGACTGCCGCTATGCGGACTTGACGGCGGAAGTCGTTGGCAGCGGCTACACGGCAGGCGGCAAGACGCTGTCCGCGACGTGGGTCAGATCGACCGGCACAGTCACATTTGATGTAGACGACCAGGCCTGGACCAGCAGCACGCTGACCGATTGCAAGTACGCGGTGATCTACGCGGACAACACCAACGACGACCTTCTTTGCTTCTGCGAGCTTGATACGGTGACGAACCTCTCGACCGTGGCAGGAACCCTGACGGTCACGATCAACGCCTCTGGCGTGTTCACCCTCGCATGAGCTTCCTGATGGGTCTGTGGATTGGCGGCATGGTCGGAGCGCTGATCATGGCCTGCATGTTCTTCGCGCGTGAGGCGGAATAGATGGCTGATAATCTGGGCTACACGGCCGGCGCGGGCTCCACTGTTGCAACCGACGACATCAGCGGCGTTCACTATCAGCGGGTGAAGCCGCAGGTTGGCGCTGACGGTACGGCTGCGGACTGGTCGAGCGCAAACCCAGGCCCGGTCTATGTGATCCACGGCGCGACGGTTGACGCAACTGTCACGCGCCCTGCGGATACCACGGCATACGCGGCGAATGACGCCATCAGCGACAGCACGTCAGCGCCCGCGTCAGGCGGGTTCACGCTTACGGGCATGGCGCGTGCTTCGGGCGGCTCTGGCATCATTGATGATATCGTCATCACGTCCACGAACGACCCGGCAACGCTGTTGCAGGCGGAGCTGTGGATATTCGACCAGTCCATAACGAACGTGAACGACAATTCGGCGTTTGCGCTGTCTGACACGGACGTTGCAAAGCTGGTGGCGGTTGTGCCGTTCACGATGCAGACGACTGTTGCGGGCTCGGGAACGAACTCCTACGCGCAGATTTCCGGGCTTGGCATCGGCTACACCTGCTCGGGCTCTGCCAACCTGCGGTTTCTACTCAAGGCGAAGAACGCCTACACGCCTGCAAACGCCGAGGCGATCAAGGTTCGCTGCAAGGTCCGGTGGACGACCTAAATGGCGTTTGACAGCTTTGCACAGGTAGACGCCGACACGCGCAGGCTCCGTGCTGCGATGACCGTGCCGCCGCCGCCGGGAAGGCTGTGGGCGATTGACCAGACCATCCGGCAGCTCAAGCAGCACGGGATCTGGCAGTGTCTGGACGTGCTGTGGATGCTCGCAGCGCACGATGCGCAGGCGGCGCGTCTGAACTGGAAAGCGCCTGTGAGCTTTGCGCTGACGGCGGTGAACTCGCCTACGTTTACGCGTGATCGCGGGTACGCAGGGAACGGAACGACGAGTTATCTGGATACTGGGTTCATTCTTGCGACAAACTCAGTGCAGGCTACGGCAACGGCTGCTTGCGCGGGCGTCTATCTAAACGGAGGCACGACTACAGCGGCATCTGGCGCGGTCAATCTCGGGGTAAACGACTTCACTAACTCGACGATCCTGCCGCGCGGCACATCGTCGGGAGGGACGGGTATGCGGGGCCGCATAAACTCCACGACCACGAACGACCTTAGCGGGACGCTCACGTCACCGATGGGCCTCTATGTTCTGGACAGACCCGACAGCGCAACGCTTAACGGCTATGATGAAGGCGTATTGAACGGGACGTTTGCGCAGGCAAGCGCGGCGCTTCCTGCTACTTATTCCGTCTATCTTGGCGCCAACAATTCTATAGGCCCCGGCCCGGCCAACTTCAGCGACAACCGGATTGCATCGGCTTTCATGGGCGCGTCATTGTCTGCCGCTCAACACGCGGCGCTCTACCGCATCACGCAAAACTTCCTCGCCAGCATGGGGGCTGCACTGTGATACTCATAGTGATGACAGCTCAACAGGCGGTGAACGTTGCAGGCTTCAACACGCCCGAAAGCCAGCTAAAGCCGGTGATTCTGGCTGACGGCATGAACTTTATTGTCGGCTTGGAAGTCCTCGACGACCCCGCGCACGCCGACAAGCGCGAAATGCTGCTGACGTTCACGCAGCGCGAGGTTGCGCCGGAAGAGTTCGTACAGTCTGAGATGATCTAGCCATGTTGCTGACGCTCCTACAGACGCAAGGCTCTGGCGCTGTAGACGCCACGGCGAGCCCCGGTGTCGGTTCCCTGACGCTCACCGGCTTTGCGCCAACAGTCACGGCTGTAAGCAACGCCACGGCATCGCCTGGATCTGGCGCGCTGGTCATTCAGGGCTACGCGCCCACGGTTACGGTTCCGACGTCGGTAACGGTCACGCCGGGAACGGGCGGGCTGGTTATCCGAGGCTTTGAGCCGACAGTTGATAACGGGCTGTCCAGCGGCTCCAAGAGCGGCGGCGTTGCTGAAGACCCCTACTACTACAAGAAGCGCAAGAAGAAGCAGCCAGAGCCAGTCTCCAAGGAGTTCGGGGACGATTGGAAGCCGCCGACACCACGGCCGGCAATCCCGCCGCTTCCCGCGCCGCAAGAAATTATCGCGCGTCAGGATGCAGCGATTGCACGGACGCAGGCGCAACTAACAGCCGCGCTGGAACAACTCGCCCGGCAACAGGCCGAGGCTGAACAGGAAGACGAGGACGAAGCGATCATGCTGCTGCTGGCAGCGTAACGCTTCCGACAATCAAGAGATGAACGACCCGCCCTGATCAGGCGGGTTTTTTCGTACCCGCCGCCGGGGTCAATCGGGCGTCAAACAGGACGCCGCTGTTCGGGCGATTGCGTGACGACGACGAAAGGTCGAACGATGAGCGATGAGAAGCTGAACTTTCTGGACGCTGAAGAACCGGCAACGCCTGCGCCTGAGCCATCCGCTCCGGTCATCGAAGCCGAGAAGCCAGCCGCACCCGAACCAGAGCCGCAGGGCGATACTCGGGCGCGTGATCCGGAAACAGGGCGTTTCGTTCCCATCTCCGCGCTTCTAGATGAGCGCGACAAACGACAAGCCACAACCCGCGAGCTTGAAGAAGCTCGGAAGCAACTTGCGCATTACCAGCAGCCGCGAGAGCCGGAGCAAGTACCGACTGAGCCTGCCGATATTCTCCAACGTGCGTTGGAACAGCAGCGTCAGGAAGCATTCAACGAACGCCTCTGGACTTCGCAGATGATGGCCGAACAGGCTTTCACCAAGGAAGTCGTCACCGAAGCTCAGCAAGCGTTTTTGGCTGCCGCAAGTCAGAACCCGGTCCTAGCGCAACAACTCCGCGCCGAAATCCACCCCTACGACTTCGTCGTGAAGTGGCATGAGAAGCACAAGCTGATGAGCGAGATTGGAGAAGATCCGAAAGCGTACCGGCAAAGGGTGCGCGAGGAAGTTCTCCAAGAGCTGCGCGGTCAAGGCGTTCAACCAACTCAATCGTCACAGCAACCCCCGCCGTCAGTGGTCGGAAGACCAGCGGCAGCGAGAGCAGGCACGGTTCCCACGGGACCGGGCAATGCTTTCGATAACCTATTCAGAGGATAACCAATGTCAGAAGTCGCACTGGCTTCTGCTTCTGAGAAA